TTCTTCTGCTGCGGCTGACATAGCGTCTGCTGCGTTATCCCCTGCTTGAAATCCTGCCGCTAAAACAGTAGATATATTATTACTCTGTTCTTCTGTAAGTGTGTCACCACCTAAAGAATTAAGCATACTATTACCAGCCCCTGCAACAGCTGCTATAGTACCCGCCTGTAAACCATCTCCGCCTGACACTTCTGCTGTTAACACGGCAGTGGCAACGTTATTTAAGTTACTAGCAAATGTTTGCCCTGCTAATGTAGAGGTATCTACACCTAACGTGTTTATAGTTGTATCAACTATGTTACTTATAAAATTAGTAACTACGGGGGCTTGTTCTGCTATTTCTCCAAGAACGATAGCACCTATATCCCCACCTGTGGTAACTACGTTTACTGCTGTCTCTCCTACAACACTTGTCATAGTTGTACCTATAGCATCTGCTAAATTTACCGCATCTGTAAGTGTGCTAACAACAGTTGGAAGCACCATACTAGCAAGTGCAGAAATGGGGTCACGACCTTCTTCTATGGCATCTACAGCGTTTATAAGAGGAATATACACTGATCCTCCAGGGATAACTAAAGCTGCGGCTGTAGCTATTGTTTTTACAGGGTCATCTAGTAAACCGTCTACAATATCTTCAACACCATCAACAACCCACTCTACAGCATCTCCTGCGGCATCTCCAACATCTCTTATTGCGTCACCAGTCCAATCAGCGACATCCCGTACTGCATCGCCTATATCGTCAAGAAGATCACCTATAAACCCACACATTATGCGCTCTCCATAGGTAAAGGTTTTTCACCAATTTTTATAAACAAACCATAATTATCGGGTCTTTTTTTTACTTTTGTTACAAATAATCCAGAACCGTGAGGTTTTAGTTTACTATGTAGTACACGCATAGCAGGGAATAATTTGTCCCCATGCAAAATAGTGCTATAGTGTGTTACTCCCTGTTTTTGCAAATGTGATAGGTATTTGTAAGAATTACGTATAAAATTTCTACCTACATCCATATTATATACCCGCCCAAAACGTTTATTTTTAGACTTATCTTTACCTTTTATGGCAGAAAATAAAGTATTACCTATTTGTATGGTATCTACTGATTTATTTGTTATTTCGTTAATCACTCCTTGCGTTGCTTGTTTTAAAGATACATCTTTTTTTATCCTGCCCATTTCTTTCATATTAACAATCGAACCAAGAAGAACTTGATTGTAACTTAATTTTTGATCGTTACTATTTACAAGATCCATTACGTTATCTCCAATATACTAGCCACAACGTGTAATCTATTTTGTGTTGCTGCAGTAGCTTTTAATATTTCTGTTGCCTGTAAAACTAAAGGTGCAGTCAATAATTCTACAGTGCCGTTAGCAGATACAGATTTAGTTTTAAACAGGCTAAATACATCAGAACCATTTGTAAGTGTAAGAGTTATAGTATCGGCATTACCTGAGTCTTCAGATACAAGTATAGATTTTACAATAGCGGTAGTGGACGCTGCACATGTGTAAAGAGTTGTTGCAGTGGCTGAAGTTAAATCTACTTTTGCATTTGTATATGTGTTAGGCATTAGCTTATAAACCACCCAAAAGCGTCAGATTTTTGTTGTGGTGAACTGTCTCGCACAACATTGTCCAACTGATTAAAATATAATCTTAATATACCATTAAGTTGATTAAAATGCACTTCTTCATACTCTTTAGGTGCGTATGGTAATGCAGGTGCGCGAAATTCAACTGTATAAGAGTCTTCAGCAGCCATTATCTTCTCCCATCTGGGCGCATATCAACTCTTGGAGTGCCAAATTGCCATTGCACCCCTGTGGTGCTAGATTCTATCTTTACTGATAACTGTCGCCCTCTAACTCTTGTATGTATTTTATCTGTATAAACCTCTACAGGTGATGTAGCTGTACGTGTTACTGTGCCTGTATTTGTGCCACTTTCTGAAATAGGAGAGTTTCTGCCTGAACCAGAAGAGGCATGCGGAAATAACGTCATATCTATGACAGGACTATCGGCAGTAGAACCTTCAAAATTTATATCTGGTAACATACGAGATATAAGCATAAATTGATGTCCATCATCTAAATCAAAGTCTGCAGATAATATAAAAGCATCTATCGCTGCAGTCGTACTCGTTTCATTGTCATCAATACCATTTTCGTGATCTAACAACACACCATTGTAGGTGGTAGCTAGTGGAAAAGATCTTAATCCAGAGTCCAACCATGCAGTCCTTGCCATATTACCGTAATACCATATGTCTTCTAGATAATTATAGATAACATACCTGTCTATATCAGCTGAATTTGCAGAACAATAAAACCACCATACTTCGTGAAACGCTTCGTTACCTCCCGCAAATACTTGCGTGAACTGATCTGTGTTAAAATCTGTAAAAACATATTTACGTAAATCACAAGTAAGAGGTCTTGTCCTTCCATCATACATATAAAATTTATCTTTACCCATCCAATAAGCAACACCGTTTGTGTACGCTACTGAATTTTGAGAGGCGATTGATATATTTTCTCCCACTAATGTAGCACCCCAAACACCCGATCCAGCACCAACATACTGTAGTGCGTACAAAGAAGAATCAGACCATACAAGAACCTCTTGTCTAGCTTGAGATGCAGCCACTATTTCTGTACCACGCGACAAACGTAAACTACCTGCTTGATTAGTAGCTGCAGGTGTCCAGTTTACAGCACTTTCTTGGTCAGACCACCTTATCAACATGGGGTCTAAAACACTACTACCTATAGGATTAGTGCCGAAGCAAAATACAAAACGGTTAATATCAGATATAGTCATTACATTCTGCACTGTAGGTACATCAGATGCACCCGCAAGTGATGTTAAAGCAACGGCTCTGGTATTAAGGTTGTCTTCATTACTAGCATCCCAATAATATAATCTGTCTCCTCTAAAACCAAAAATTAAATCTTCTCCAAAGTTTTGTTGTGACCATATACGTAACTCTTCTTGGCTGGTTAATCCAACATTCCAAGGCCCTGAACCCCAAGCACTACCTCCCCAACCCGAAATTTCTGAAGAAGATGTTGCGCCAGATACTATTTGGTAAGCCGCAACGCTTGTGGACTGTGATACGCTACCTGTGTTATCACTCGCATCAGAAGATATATTAGAAAATGTTAATAAAGCATTATCAAAAGTTTTAGCATTAATTGTATACGCATTTGCTGACTCTATAGATTCTATTTGATATTCGTTATTTAAAACAGCAGTTGTAAAGTTACCTCCTAGAGTGCTTGTACCACTAAATGTTACAAAGTCTCCCTCAGAAGCTCCATGATCTATATCTGTTACAAGTATTGTAAAGAAAAAAACTGTTGCCCCCAAACTATGGGTAGCAGCTGTTGTGCTTGTAGAAACATCAGATACTAATCGTGACGCACCTCTAGTACAACCTGTTAACGTATCATCAGTTATACCTGTATAATCTATAACTTCACTGCCAATTAATACCTTACCTGATATAGGAAACCCTGTTGTGTCAGTAAGAGGTATTGTAGTAGCACTCGTAGAAGTTACTGCAACACTCAACGTAGTCCTAAACGCCTTAAAAGTAACATCACCCTCGCTAGTTGTGGTTCTAATAGGAGTTATATCATTAAAATTACCTCCAGATTCTATAAAAAATTTAAGATGTGTGCCAATACCTACTAAGTTTTGTTGCCCCAAAGTTATCCAATTAAATATAGATCTTGCTGTTCCTAAAAATGTAGTAGAGGTTGTACGTGTCCACCCACCTATCTTTTCAGGTGTACCTTGTCTAAACCGCACATTGTTGCACTCATACCAACCTCCTTCAGACGCGTAACGTGTGTTTTCACGATTTACTCCAGGTTTAAAAGATAACTTCTTTAGAGGCATGCTACTGTACCATACTTAACGATGCTTGTGTTGTTTCCTTATTTCTACGAGTCCAGCCTTTACCAAAAGTTTTAAACGTAGATAAGTTTTCATAAAAGTCTTGTCGTATTTTACCAAACTCTTCAATCATATATTTGGAATCTTGTTTTTCAATAAGAGCTAATGTTTTTGGCCCTATGGCTCCATCAGGGTTTGCGCCTACTACTTTCTGTAAAGCCTTAGCTGCACGGCCCGTCCCGCTGTTCACACCCCAGTCAAAGACGCAAAAATCCAAACCACTTGGGAGGTCGTCACATTTCAGTCGATTCCAGTAGTTTTCCCTGTATATGGGCGCTACGTCATCTGGGGTAAGATCTTTCATATCTTTTTCTCCTCCCCATTCATCGTACACTCTTTTAGTTACACCTAAATTTGTCTCTCCACCTGGGTCTTCAGGGTGATTTACATAACCACCTTCGTGATGAAGCAACATAGCTAAACTGTTTGTAAAGTTTTCTTTCATTTCTTTTTTCCTATCGGATTAAAAAATTTCTTTGCACTACGTGTCGCAAATGAGGCTGCTACGATACTGCCCAAACTAATTTGATACCACTGAGGCATACCCGCAAGGGCTTCAAACCCATCAGATACAATACCTCTGCCCCACTCCCCACAAAAACTAAGCACAAGAGGAATACTAAAAAGCAGGGTCAACCATTCGTCCTTCCATGAAGACTGTGATGCACGCATCGCAGCAAGATCCCAATCAATCTCGCCCGTTGCTTCTTTCATTTTAATTTGAGCTTCTGCCTTTTGTATAGCAGTTTTACCTTCAAGATAGGAAGAAGCCAAAGAAGTCACTGATGTAAGCAATGTACCTATCATTTAGCACCTCCATTTTTAGACATCCATGCCGATACACCCATATACGCTCCGACTAAACCTGCACCTGTAATGTAAAATAGATCACTTACATCTGTCAATAACTCTATACGCTCATCTGGAATAAACGGCATAAACAGCATAACTGTAAAAACTCCCATACCTATTAACGACCACCGTGCCATACGAAGTTGTGCTAAATGTTTTCGAGACATATCCTCAAATTCTCTGATTTCTTTTGCTTTATTGATTTCGTCATCTGTTACAACACCGTCACCATCGAAATCGAAGGGTTCCAGTTTGCTACCTTTCTGTAATTTTTTACTCATTCAAACGCCTCTTTCATAGCATTAAGCATATCTTTTACACTAGGTGGTTTATCCTTGGGGTCATAGGGGCAAACAACTTCTTTAGGACATAAATCATACGAATCAACCAGTTCAAGAAACCCACTACCATTTGCTCCTTCGTACAAACACCACCACGCATTAGCACTTCTGCCATTTGCGTTCTGATGTGCTTTCTCTATCTTTTTTAACCTGCATACCGTTAAATGTCCATTGTTTAGTGTTGGTTCAAATTTATGCTCACTAGCGTTGGTCAACGAGCCAAAGACCATATGCAATAGCAACGAGAACGAGAGTGCCAATACCAAAGGTAGCAATAAGTATAAGCCAGAATATAATTTTCTCTTTTCTTTCTTGTGCTTCATAAATTTCCTTCTGTCTACGTTTGCGAATCTGTCCCTCCATGGCTAAAAGCTCGTCCCAAGCAGCTGTGCCATTTGTAAACATAATAAACGTTTTTAATTCATCTCTTTGTTGTTGAAGTTTCTTTTTAGCAGCAAAAGCCTCCAGTGCTTCAGATTCTATTGAGTCCTTGTAGAACACTTTAGCAAATACTGAAGGATTCTTTGTTCTCTTCTCAATATTAGCTACGTCTGAAACAGCGCCCATCCAACGACTTAAATCGCTTGTCATAGCTTCTAAATCACGACCTGCAGCAAAAGCTCGTTTTATTCCCCCAAAAGCGGCAGTTGCTGTGGAGATAGCTGCGCTTATTGTAAGGGGATCCATTTTACATCCGTATAACTATGCTTATGAGTAGAAGAAGAGTAGCACCAGCAGAGCCAAGCAAGATAGATTCAATGCGCTTAACGCGATTAAAAAGATCCCTGAATTGTATATTTGCCTCAGTTTCGAGGCGAGTCGCACGTGAATCAAGACGAGCTATTTCTTTATTAAGGGATGTTAGAGTTACGCCTTGCCTAGCCATTAGTTCCTTCCATGTTCTCATCTACTGTTTGTTTAAACGAAGCAAGAAGTTCTGTTCGAAAACTTTCAGATGCGCGTTGTAATTGATCTAATTCTCCACGTAAGGTATTTGACCTATTTGTCAAGTCTTTTAATTGGTTAATTAAATATTTCTGTTTAGCGTTTAAATCTGTTTCTTTATAGTCTTGTCCATCTATATTTAACACGTTATCAGTCATTAGTCATCTCCTTAATATATACATTAACTAGGTTTAGTAGGCCAAGTAACACCTGCAATATCGCAAGAATCACCATCAGCATTATAAACTGCTCTAGGATTCCACTTTGAAGTACCTGCCGCAGGTAAATCTCTTAACTCTTGTCTATAAGTTTTCCACGCATCAGGTACAGCACTACTAGATTCTAATGCTTTAATTGCTACCCAATCTGAACCACGCAAAAAAGTATTTCTTTCTTCTTTTGCCATATCTATAACTTGCTCGGTGCTTAAAGCATTAACCTTTTCTTGCGTCCAATTTGATGACTCGTTTGCAGGTCTGGTTTTAGTAGCTCTCTTTGCACCTTCTGTAAGAAATGAAGGAGTGTTTCCAGTTTTAGGAGCAAAATCATTAGCAAGATAATCTAAATCATTTTGTGTCATATCTTCTGTTAAAACAATTTCAGCCCATGAGCCATTAGGGTATGTTATTTTAGCTATACCACTTGTTATTTTTTCTACTGTGTAATCCATAATTTACCTCTCTTTACTTCTGTAATGGTCACGATAACAATTTTTAGAATGTGCCTTAAATCTTGCATATGTTTGTTTTATTTCCTTCGCCTCTTTTTCAGTCTTATAGCTCAATTTCATTTTTGAATTTACTCGTTTGAATGGAATGACTTGAGCGATTAAAGTACCCATTGGAACTTCACCTGCAAAATCAGGGTCAACAAGAAAAGGAAGTTGAGGAGCAACAGGGTATATATCTGTATCTACAACACCACCGAATATTTTAACTGGTATATCATCTCTATGATATGGAGCAGTAAATAAACAAGACCACCCTTTAGGCGTGGTAATTCTCCAAGGACTAGATAATTTTCTAATTGTTGATGGAAGTTTTAATTCATTTAATGTAGTATTTTCTAACTGCATTTTTTTATGACTGCCTAAATTATAAGGCATATCATCATTTGGATTGATAGAATTTTGAGCTGAATCATACGCTTCACCATTACGAATAAATAAATAATGCCAAAGAGGAATACCAAAACCTAGCTTCATACAGTCTGTAAATGGCATACATTTTTTTACACTAGGATTAAAACCTATACATTCGGAAGGCATTTCTTTTGGAGGTACAGAAAGTTCATGTCCTTTCATTTTGTTAGGAAAAAACTGAGTCATTTTTTTTGGTTTAGGAGCAACCTCAAAATCTTCTTCATCAGCTTTATGCCAAATAAACTGAATATCTATTTCTTCATCAATCTGTTCTGACTGTACTTGTTCTATTGTTTTAAGATGTAGCACCATTTATCGTTCCTGAATTACTTACTATGTTTATTGAGCCAGACGAGAAAGATGCCGCTTTACCTGCCGCACCACCTGAACCTCCGCTTCCACCACTTGAGCCTCCACTTCCGTTAGATGCGTTTCCATTTGCTCCTGTAGAACCTGTAGCACCTCCTGCACCTGCACTACCCGCTGCTCCCGCTGCTCCACCGTTTCCCCCTGAACCGCCTGTACCTCCAGTTCCCCCTGAACCTGCGTTTGTTCCACCACCTGAACCACCAGAACCACTAGAGCCAGATGCACCAGAACCTGCGGATTGACCGAAACCGAATCCTACTGCACCTGCTCCGCCATTTCCTCCGTTTCCACCTGCTCCACCAGATGTACTTGATGTTGTTTGAGTCTTTTTTGCAATTGAATAATAAATATTTATATTGCTATAACTGTCAGCATTATTTTTATTACCTCTTACATACCTCGGATAATTGCCATTAGGTGACATGTTATTACCAGAACCACCCAGTTCAGTAGGATAATTAGACCAATTACTATTATTAATATATGCAGTACCAATATTGCCACCATATTTAATAGTAATTGGATAAGGATACCCACCACCTCTCACCAAAAACCAATGATAATTAGAGTAGTTATAACTATAACCACTTGTGCTAGTTGAGGTAGTAGAACCATTGCCGCCAGCTCCACCTTTACCACCTCCACCACCACCGCCTGAACCTCCACCACCACCAGAAATTTCTCCAGTATTGATAAGGTTAAAGCTATGCGCTGAAGTTATTGCGTGTCCACCTGCTCCACCATTCCCACCATTACCTCCAGTTCCAGAGCCACCTGAACCTGCACTACCTGCCGTCCCACCTAAACCACGAATAGTGCCTGCGTTATTTATGGTAAGTGTCCCACCCATACCATCTGGGATGGTTATTGGGCCAAGATCCACACCTTCTGGAACAATTAATGTTTTTGCTAAAGCGCCTTGATAGTCAGAAGTGCCAAACGCAGTTTGTAAATTTAAACTGGATGCTGCTGAAGCAGTAAATTCTAGTCCAGAAGCCCCTAGAACTACACCAAACCCTAAAACATTATAGCCAAAACTTGTCATTATGCATCATTAGCCGCATCAGTTGTAAAAAATAGTTTTATACCCAAAAGTCTTGCATCGGCATCTAAGTCATCCGCAGATACGTCTCTTAATATACGAAAGAAACACAAATCTTCTGCTGCAGGAGAACCTGCGATAGTTACGTTACCACTTTCTGCAGTAACGTCCAAATCATTACTTGTGCCTGAATGAGCTTTAGCTGTTGCGGCAACAGCTGTACCAAACGCAGTATTAAGGTCATCATTATCAGAAAAAGAGCCTCCCGCTAATGACCAAACTACGTCACCTGAATCAGTGGATGTAGCGGTAAAATAAGCCTTAAATGTTATTGTTCCTTCGTTCCATGATTTAGGGAAAGCTATAGTAAACTGAGCAAACTCGTCACTAGACTTATCAAAGTCTAAACATTTTAATTCAGGGCCGTTTGCTAGTTCTACTTGAGTAAGATCAGCACATCCATTTGTACTTTCTGGGTACATGGCTGCGGCAGGTATCCATATTGTTTCTTTTCCTGCAACTTTAACAGCCGCACTAGACACCGTTGGCTGTTGCGTAAAATTAACTACACCACCTGATGATATTGCAAGAGCATCTGTATCAGAAGCAGAGCCAATGTTACCTGCATTTGGTATCACAATATTTCCACCAGTGGTCATAAGACCGCCACCTGTGTATGTACCACTTACGTCTACATTACCGTTAATATCAATTAATGTTGAGTTAAGTTCTATTTCATCATCTGCATTAATATCTAAGTCCCCGTCAGCAGGTGAACCAATATTAATAGCGCTGTCACGGAATTGAACTACCATTGCAGCATTAAGTAATAACCCTGTATCAGCAACGTGTGTAAGAACAACATCATTGTCAGCGCCAAAAGATAATGTTGCGGCATCGTGTTGTAATTCTAAATCTTGAGTTAGCGTAACATCACCATCAGATCCTATAGCAATAGCATCCGTATCAGAAGCAGAGCCAATAGTTCCTGCGTCAGGTATAACAATGTTACCTCCTGTAGTCATAAGACCACCACCTGTATATGTACCACTTACATCTAAATTTGCATTTACATCTACAAGTGTTGCATTAAGTTCAATCTCATCTGTTGCGTTTATGTCAAGGACAGTAGCACTAGGAGCATTTATAAATTGTGATGCGTCATTAAACTGAAGTTGCATTGTAGAATTTAATAACAGACCTGTATCAGCAACGTGTGTTAGTGTTACATCTGTATCTGCTCCAAAACCTAAAACTGCAGCGTCTGACTTTAGAGTAAGATCATCCCCAACAGTTGCATCTGCAGATATTTCAACTAAAGCAGATGTTATTTCTACTTCTGTGTCTGCAGCAATATCTAATTGACCGTCTGTACTAGAGTTAATAGATAATGCACTATCTCTAAATGTTAATTTCATTGCAGCATTTAGTAATAATGCACTGTCTGCAACGTGCGTTAACGTTACGTCTTGATCGTTACCAAACTGTATCGTGCCACCGTCTGCGAGAAACAGATCAGAAAACTCTGCACTTGCTGTACCTAATGTAGCACCATCAGCGCTAGAGGGAACGATAGATGTACCCACTGTAGCTGTGTTGAGAACAGGGCTTGTTAAGGTTTTGTTTGTTAATGTTTCAGTTAATGTTGTAGTTGCCAAAGTTGAAGCTAGATTAGGTAATGTTACTGTATGATTACCTGAAAAGTCTGCATGTGCAGGAGCTTGCAATTCGACATAGTGTGCATTTGATGATTCACAATAAAATCTAATATAGGACTGCGCTCCAGAGTTTTTAATAGATATAGCGCCTGATTGCATGTCAATACCATTAGAGCCGTCTATGCGTACTACACCTGTTCCATTTGGTGTTAATGTTATATTACCGTTTGATACAGATACAATATCCTGTCCATTAACATCAAGCGATCCTCCAAGCTGAGGAGTCGAGTCCTCTGATACGTTTGATAAATCACCACTTGAACCTGTGCCTGCAATAATGGCGCTCCTGGTAATTTTTTTAAGACCTCCCCCTGATGTGTCCACTGCTATAAGAACATCATCATCAGCTGCTGTAGATATTTCTGATAACGACCCTACTGCTACGGAGTTAAAGTTTGTGCCATCTGCTATAAGTAAATTACCTGCAGTGTTAGTTCCCATAGTAATGTCATCACCTGAAACTGTTAGATCACCACCCACAACGACATCACCATTAAATGTAGCCTTCCCTGCTAGAGCCATATCAATGTCAAGTGCAGTTATAGCACTAGAATCATCTGTGCCTTTAATAGCAAAGTTTTTGTCAGCAACACTTACGGTAAGCTCAACATCAGAAGAGTTGTTAGCTATATCTAGTATAGATGTGCCATTATCTTTAAATGTTACATTAGCCCCGTTTGCATCAAGAATAATATCTGCTTCAGCATCAACAGTTAAATTATTAGCTGATATTGTTAAATCTGTACCATCACCTTCAATCTTTTCACTGTCTCCACCAAAAACGATACCTACATTGTTAGGCACATGTATGTCAGAAGTGGCGGTTAAATTTATTTTAGCGCTAGAGGCTATTGTTAAATCTGTACCATCTCCCTCTATTTTTTCGCCATCATCACCAAAAGTTACACCAATACTTGCGGGTATATTAATGTCTCCACCAGACCCAACGCTTATGCTTATATCAGTGCCGTCAGATTCTATCTTCTCATCTCCAGAACCATCAAGTATTAACCCCACGCCCGAAGGTATAACTACATCTGAAGTGGCTGTTAAGTTTATCTTTGCCCCAGAAGTTATTGTTAAATCAGTGTTATCCCCCTCTATCTTTTCTCCAGTGCCAAAAGTGACTCCTACATTAGCAGGCACAACCACGTCCGCTGTGGCAGTTAAATTAATGTTGTTACCTGTTATAGTAAGGTCTGTGCCATCACCCTCAATTTTTTCACCGTCATTACCAAATGTTAATCCTATATCGGCAGGTATATTAATATCACCACCTGAACCCACAGTGATAGATAAGTCAGTCCCATCCGATTCTATTTTTTCTGCAGTGGCAAAAGTAAGCCCAACACCTGAAGGTATATTAACATCAGCTGTAGCAGTTAGATTAATATTATTACCAGTAATGGTTAAATCTGTGCCATCACCCTCTATCTTTTCTCCGTCATCACCAAAAGTTAAACCAACATTCGCTGGAATGTTAATATCAACTCCAGCCGTTAAATTCATATCTCCATCTGTTACGAGATCTAATGTAGCATCAGCACTTGATCTAATAGATATAGCAGAATCTCTAAACTGAACTGCCATACCTGCATTTAATAATAGAGCTGTATCCGCAACATGTGTTAAGCTGACATCTCCATCCGCGCCAAACGAAAGAACCGCGCCATCTGATTGTAATTTTAAATCATCATCAACAAACAAGTCTGGTATGGCTAAATCTTGAAATAGATCGTAAACCACAGCATCAGACCCTCCACCGTCAGTTGCAATCATTTTTACTTGACCAGCTAAAACAGCTACATTATTCCCTGTGCCTTGGCTAAAGGTTAAAGTAAAACTTGTTTGGTTTTCTATTATCCAAACCTTAGATAATGAATTAGGTGCAAGTGTAACTGTACAAGCCTGCCCCCCACCTGTGCATTTTAAATATAATGATCTCGCCTCGTCAGAGGTTCCGTCAGCTACTGTTATGGTATGTGTAGAAGCGTTAGATATTGCTTCTCCAGTTGAACTATAAGAAAAAGCCTCTGCTATGAGTTCTAAATTTTTATTAGTGGTGTTACCCCATGTACCTGTCTGTTCACCAGTGCCTATTTCTTCTAATCTTAAATCATTTGTAAAAACGCTTGCCATGTCTTAACCTTTCTATGCAATACGTATAATAGCAGTTGTATCAGATGCCGTAGGAAATTCAACTTTAAACGTGCTATTACTTGACGACTTATCTGCTCCAAAATCTAATACCGCAACCGCAGGATTAGTTCCTCCAGACTTATAAATTAAAGCCCCTCTCGCTGTTATAGTAGAACTTGCCCACGTGGTATCTGAAAAATTAAGATACGCAATAGTACCAGAAGTATCACTTTTAGGTGCTGTACCAATTGTTAACGTGTTACCACCTGCTGTATAACCTGTTCCACTAATTTCGTTAGTTGTAGAATACGCAGTGGTGGTGTCATCTAACGTGGCACTAGATGTGTACAACGCTATTTTAAAAGACTGAGAAGTATCACTACTAAAGTCCATCTCTCCATTTAAAAGAGCTATTTTAAAAGATGTACACAAATAATTACCAGTAAAAGCCATTAACTTGCATCCTGTCTGTATTGTCCTGACCTATAACTGTCTTGTCTTAATTTACCGTCTATAGTGCCTTTTAATAACCCTATGGACTGTAAATACAATTTTTCATAGTTTGCTATGATGTCTGGCTCTCCTTTTTGAAAACGTATAGCCTCTATTAACGCACCATTTAATAAAGCCATGTCAAAATTATCCCCAAGATAAGTACCTCCTGCAGTGACTATAGAGGTAGGATACTTAGCATATATGTGTTCTATCTCGTAATTTTGATCTGGAGTTGGAGCTAACATTAATTTTACATTAGACCCTGAAGTGCTGTGATAGGCATAAAATTTAGGTAGCCCATACTTTGCACTCGTGTTAACGGGAAAAGCATCGCGTAGAAAGTTAACATCTTTATTTAATAAATAATTAGTAGTGCTACTGCTTATAACAGCTATACTGTATGTATATAAGTAACCATCAGGCGTTGTATATAATTTATTAGTGGCGGTAAGAGGCCCACTATCTACGTTTCTCATTGCAGGTAATTCAACTGTATTAAATATCTTTTGTTCAGCCTGTTGAGTAAACATAGCCAGTTGGTCATCAGAAAAACTGGTTTCACATATATCGTTAATATTTGCTTTTAAACTTGTATAATTCATGTTGTCACCGTTACTTCACCTACCGCGCTCACAGCCTGTAGTCTACTTACTCTTAG